CATCATCTGTTGAATCTTGGGATCTTGAATAGCCGCCATATGCACTTGGATGTGAGATATATGATTCTGTTCAATGAACGCCTTGACCGGCTTCATAGTTAACAGGTTCTGGTTCTCTTGTACTGGGTCTGTTGGAACTTCATCATCTTCTGTTTTGACTAACTTGTCTGCGTTCTTAACGCCAAGCACTTCAATCATTTGACGGTGCAACATAGCTAAGTCATACAACTGCGGAGCCTGTTGGGCCAACTGCATAACTGCTTGATACTGCACAATCTTCTGCGCCATTGTTGCTGCGTTTGGGTCACTGACAGGAATAACGTCCACCATGTCATAGTCAGATTTTTTGGCTTTACGGTCTCCATCTACAGGCTCATATTCATACTCATCAGGCGTGTAATCAGCAATGATGATTTTTAAAAGTTTAAACTCTTGCTTCATCGTAAAGTGAATGCGAGCTTGAACTGCCCCCATCACTTTTAACTGTCTTTCTAACAACGCTAGAGTTGTACCGACTGGAGCCTGCGCACTCATGTCAGACACGTTCATATCGCCCGACGAAGCAAATGAACGACCTTCTTCTACAATGTTCTGGAATAGGGCAAACAGAACCTGACTAGGTTCCTTGTATGGCAACGGTAATATGTTGTCTCTGATTGATCCGCTTGGTACATCTACGTCTCTAAACTCTCCGGGCTGGATAGGTGTATCGTCACCCTTGATGCGAAGACCGCGAGACTTGAGGCCTCCGGGTAAATTCGAGAGTGTTCCTGCATCCACGAGTTGACGGATGAGCATCGTCGCCGATTTCGCGTAGCCGCCGATAAGGTGGATAAGACCGTAACCATAGAAGCCAAAACCGGGGATGTATTGGTAGTGGACAAAGTGCTGTCGTTTAAGGTGCAGCTCGTCTCCTTCATACCAATTTCTCCTAATAGCTAATACAGTACTAGTTGCTTTATCTATAGAGACCACGTAAGGTAAGGCAATCCCTGTTTCTTTACCCTTGCGTTTGTGTTCATACCCTTTGAGATCCAAATCAACGTGCATTTCAAGAATGCGATAGCGATCATCTTGTATAGCAGACATGCCGCTTTCTTCGGCCTTCTGCTTCTCAATATCGTCCATGTCATAGCCAGGTTCACCTAAGTCAACATCACGATAGAACCCAGCTTCTTGTAACTTCTTGACCTCGTTTTCGGTCTTACGCATGACGTGTGTTACGCGTTCTGCCGTCTCCAAATTACTTGCCCCATACGGCACAACAATGTCTTCTGCTGGAATAAACACCGCGACCTGACGGCCCTTACTCGGATCATAGTAGACCTTTTTGAACGCAGAACCTGTAAGGGGTAGTGACCACAAGAGCTTCTCATGTTCAGGACGATACTCAGTCATCACCTCAGTGAGTTGATAGTTCATATCATCTTGTACACGTATAGCAGCTTCTTCTGTATCGCGTGTTTCTTCACCAATAACTTTTGTTTTGACTGGACCCATTGCTGGGAATGTCTCCATAATCCCCTCCGCTTGAAAACGTACAACGCTCTCTGTCAACATCGGGTGAAACACTCCACAAGCCCCTTGCCAAGGCTCTGTTCGATCTTCGTACTGCAAGCCCAACAGTTTCAGACCATCAACATAAGTTTTGATCCAATCTTTGCGATCCATTACGTCTTTTTCAAAGTCAGAAACTAACTCAGACCCAAGTAAATCTAAATCTCCATCGTCCATTTCATCGGCAAGATTGGCATCAAAATCTTTACCCTTTGATTGCTTACGTGGCTGAAGCTCAATCTCTATGTCACCCATGCCAATACTTACTGACTCAGGGTCTTCGATTTCAATCTCAATAGGAGCATCCATCTCTTGCTCCATACCAAGAGGAGCTGCGTACAAACCTTTGTCCATTGAACTTGTTGCCATTTTGTGTCCTTAAACCGTGTAGTACCGCTCTGTGCGGCTACTTTTAAAATACTCAACTTCATCAGGTTCATCGTTTGGTAACCTAATGAAACCCCCCTGACGAAAACGTGCTAGAGCTTGTGTGGTTGAGTCAACCAAGTCATCGTTTGCACCGCTTGGAAAGTCGTTACACTCTTCAATAACTTCTCTTGCCCATCTGCGGTCTGGTGCCCATACTATCCCTGAAGAGAACAAATCAGAGACAGCATTCACACGGGCAATCTTATCCTGTCCTTTACCCGGCGTAAACTCTCCTACGGGCACGCCCATACGTCTAAACTCTTGATACAGCGCCGCTCCGTTAGACTTCTTCTCCACTACAAAAGCGTCTGGTTCCCACTCTTTGTACTCGTCCAGCACCATCTTTTTAAGGTCTGGAAACTCCATACGTTTCTTTATAGCGTTGAGCAGGATAATGTTGTAGTTCTTTGACTCCTCATTGAAGAAGACTCCCCACGTTGTCAAGGCGTTGTAGTCAGCCCTGTTGTTTGTTTCTTGGGCGGCGTCAAGACTCATGATGATGAACTCGCAGTTGGGAGGCGGTTTGTCCTGATCCCATATCTGCCACCACTCCCTCTTTATTAGAGCACCCTCTTCTGATACAGGGTTCTGCATATACTGGGCTTCCCAGTAACGCACGTCCATACCAGCCTTTTTAGACAGTAATTCCTCAATAGTCCAGAATTCACCCCACAGGGGTTTCTCGTTCAGGATTGCAGGAAACTCAACAATCTCCCAACCATCTACACCTTCTTCTCGACCCATCTGACTAACTATCTGACCAGTCAAATCTAGCTTTGACCACCGTGTCATCACAATAATAATAGCGCCACCAGGCATCAGACGTTGGAGAGGACCAGACTGGAACCACTCCCAAGCAGGAAGAAACACATCAGCTCGCCCAGTTTTAGCGTCTTGCTCAGAATGTGGGTCATCAATGATGAAAAGATCAGCTCCGCGACCAGCCAAAGCACCGCCAACACCAATAGCAAAGTATTCGCCGTTTGAATTTGTACCCCATCTTGACGCAGATTTACTGTCAGATTGCAGTTCTACGGTAGGAAAAATGTCTTTATAGCTGTCCATTCCCACCAAATTTCGCACTCTACGACCAAAATTTACCGCCAAATCAGCTGTGTGGGAGGCCATAATGACCTTCTTATGTGGGAATTTACCCAAAAACCATGCTGGTGCTAGGTAAGAAATCAGTTCAGACTTGCCATGACGGGGTGCAATATTGACAATGACTCGCTTTTTCTTGCCATTTGCTATGTCTTCAAAGATTTTGGCTAGTCTGCGGTGGTGTGGGCCTACTTTGTACCCCGGATATACATGATCTGCAAACTCTAATAGGTTATTTTTACCAAAATCCTGCACAGATTGGGCATCCCAGACCTTAATAAGCTCAAGAACCTTGCGTTTTTCATCTGCTGACGCTGTTGGCAGAAGGTTTTTTAGGGTTTCGATCTGTTCTCGTGTAACTTTCACCGTACAACCTCTATCATCTGTACGTCAATTGTGCGTTTTTCCAGTTTGGCGAGGGTTTCAAGCAGTTCTTTCTCAACTTCTTCCATAGATTGCTGTTTGTGCGTGACTTCAGAGCGTTTCTTGAAGGCGTCTACCCCGTCTACTTCTCCTAAAGCACGTAAGGCAGTGAGCCGCACCTTGGCATCTGGGTGATCCGTCTCCGCTACTAGCTTGTTTACCACAAATTTCTTTAAGTCAGCCAACTCTTTCACGACCATAGTGTCGTGCTGCGCCACCATTCCCGCAAGATAGGCTATCGTTGCGTTTGGATACGTAGACAGAGTGGGTACTTGCTTTTGATCGCCCATCATGCTCTGGGCAATCTCGACCGCCTGCTGGCGTTCGTCTTCATTTGGTTCAATTGGCGTGTTTGTCAGGTCCGCTATAAGCTTAACAGTCCTTGCACGCATTTCCAGTTCTTCACGCGGAGACAGCTCGGGCATAGCGTCAACGGCAGACGCCGGGAGCGGAACATGAGAGTCTATTTCTGGAATTAAGTCTTGCATTGGGAGGGAAGTGGCACTCCGAAGTTGATGAAATATACCACGTATTTTGATAGGGAGGTAGGATTCCTACCCGGGGGGTATTAGGGAAAACACCTATGTACAAAGTGAGAGATAAAAAAAGACCCCGGGGTGGGGGTCTAAAGGAGGAGGCAACTTACTTCGGTAATTATATACACGTTGTGGGGGATGTGTATAGATTTCGTGGAAATTTGAACATGTTGTGGGTTATTTATGCAAGTCTTGGTGTATAGGACGCGGGGGGGACCCATTTGGGAATCCGGGGGGTGGGGTATCCTGCCTAGCCCCGTATATGTAAAGTTTGTGTTATACTAATTCCAATGCGACGCAATAGTGCAGAGCAGAAACGGAGAATGCAAATGTGGACACAATTAAATCTTTTTAACGAACAAACTGACATTGACTTTGCAATGAGTTTAACGACCATGCAATTCATTGACCTAAAACATCGTGACGAATACGCGCATGGTTGGATCAAGCAAATCAGAGAAGTAGTTCAACGCCATCGTTCTATGCAAAAACACTTAGAAAACACTTTCCGACGGGACTTAGAGCTAGCTAGCACACCACCTCACCTACGACCCAAGCGATACTAAACACAGGGGACTTCGGTCCCCTTTTTATTTTGCCTGTGCTTTTGATGCCAGTTATTCGTCGTCGAGCGTGAGCCATGCGTGTGCGCCAAGCGCGTATATAAGCGTTCATGGTACGCTGAAACTATATCTAAGAGCTAGCATGGTGTATAATTCACTCACCACAGACAATTCGGTTTGTGGTGTTTTTAAACTTTTCGGAGAATGCAATGAACGCAAAGACCAAAATCGCTACGGCGATACCCGCAACCACTTTAGAAGTGGTTATCCCTACGTCTGTAAAAGACGCGGCATACAGATTCGCCAAGACTGGTGAAACGTCTGCCACAATCGCCCGATACGTCATGGACAATGACGCGTCATTTCCTGATGAAGTCAGCAAAGAATTGAAAGCAGACTTAAATGCTGGTTTCATGCTACGTGCGTCTGAATTGTGGGGCGATGAGTACTACAAAATCGGCGATGGCGGCACATACATTCCATTGGGCAATTCCATTGTTCTTAAGAATGAAACCCCACAAGGGTCCATCCGTGTCGGTTTGTCGTATTGCTTTGCAATGAGTCAGCAAGAGTTTGGTCAATTGAAAAACAAAGACCCACAATTGCATAGCATTGTGAAACCCATGCGCGATAGATTCAGCAAGTATTCCCACAATAATATCGCGGCGTTGAAATTGGCGGCACGTGCATTGTTGAATGATGGAAAGTCACGTGAACGCGGCGCGACAAAAAACTTCAGCGAAGCACTCACCGATATGTTTGACGCGTTTGACAAACGTGTAAAGAACGCTGAAGCGCGCAATGATGAAACAGCATCGCCGCTTAAATTCAGAGTGGCGCGTGACGCGTTTTGGTCTGCATACAATAAAAAATAATTAGCTAACTGTTTTAAGACCCCGCTTCGGCGGGGTTTTTTTTCGCCCAAAATATCTGCCCTCCCCCTGATGCCAGTTATATGTCGTCGCGCGTGTGCAAAGTCGTGCGTGGCAGGCGTGCTCTTATATAGCGATTCAGGGTAGCGTGAAACACTAAATAGTTGTTATATAATTCTCTTACCGCACAACGATCCTGTTGTGCGGGATGTTCTTTAACACTTCTAATGGAGAATGCATATGAATGCAAAGCAAAACTTCGTGGTCAAGTCCTTCAAGGATGCGGCTATTATTTCGGCAACCCTCGGCGAGCGCATGGCGACAGTCGCTCAGTTCATAGTCACCCAGTGCCCTACTTTCTTGGATGATGTACCCAAGGAAGTTAAAGCGGAACTTAACGAGGGTTGGGCAGTTCGTTGGCAGGAACTCAATCCTGCTACTGAATTTTCACCCGAATGGATACCTAAGAAAAGCGGCGGCTTTATTGCAACCCTTGCCTTTGCCTTGTCCTACAGCCAACAGGCTTTCGGTCAGTTGAAGAATGAGGATCCAGTCAAGCATGGTGTCATCAAAGACATTCGGGACAAGTTCAGTAAATACTGTTCTAACCGAATGAAGGACTTGAAGAAAGCGGTTCGGGACTTGAACCCTGAGACAAGGACTAGGACACAATCCGATAACTACATAACCTACATTGAGAAAACGATGGATAACATCAAAACTCGATGCAAGAATGCGGTTGCAAGGGATGACGCAACAGCCAACGAGCTAAAAACAAGAATGGCAATACAAGCATTCATGGATACTCTGAACAAGTAACCACCCTAAGAACCCAGTCTGAGAAATCGGACTGGGTTTTTTTTCGTCCAGCCCCCCTGAGACCAGTTATATGTTGTCGCGCGTGCCTAACCCAAGCGCCTATTTAGCGTTTCAGGGTAACCTGAAATTCCAAGATTCCAAAAAGCGATTCCAAAATTCCAACCCGATTCCAATTTTCTGGAACAAATACAGCCTTGTTCTAACCAAGTTCTTCTAAGCAAACCGCAAAGTATCTTCAAGCGTGGATTCGTTCCAAGATTCCAGTTTATCAAAATGATTTGGAACCGACTTTCTCCTTTAAAATCATATAGTTACGCCATTTTATTCCAATATTCCAATATTCCAAAAAGTTTTTGCGCTTCCAGAGACTTTGACATTGAACGAGTCCATCAGCTGATGCAAAATCACGCAAAGACCAACTCCGCAAAATCGCTCCCAACTTTCCGCAAACACTTTGGAATTCTGGAATACTGGAATAAATATATTTATTCTTCTTCTACTACTATATATATGTTATATATAGGTTTAGTATTTTCTCCGTTCTCAACTCCACTAGTACTTTCTCTTACAAATAAAAATTCCAGCCCGATTCCAATTTCACCCAAATTATTCCAATTACACTCTCATTATTCCAATCCCAACTCAATCACACTAAATTAAGAATACTTTACCATCATTTCCAAATTTATCGTTCAGCCCACCCTGAACACTTGTATAAAAAAGTGGTACAAAACCCTTGTGGTATCAGGATAATGTGTTATAATACAAACAGGTCGGGGAATAGCTGTTAACCGTACCTATTTACTGTTTCAGGGTGACCTGAAAAATCAATCAACCAAATGGAGAATGCAATGAATGTTCAGTTTGTTTTGACTCGCCCCATGCGTAAGACGTTGCGCCTTACGACCCGCAGACCTGCGTACAACACTACGCACACAGACCTCACCGAGACATTGCGCCGTGACGCGTGTCTGACCGACGATGTTCTGTTACAGAATTTAGAGTTCCTTGACCGTGACTACGGGCACGACGAGTTCATGGACATTGACGACGAGTACGAGGGCTTGACCATAACCGAGCCGATGGACGAGGTAGAGCAGTTCAAGTTCTGCACTGGCTACGACGTCATCTAATTAATCATTCACAGGAGGCTGACATGAACGATTTCTTTTGGGACTATCGCATTGTAAATACCAAGTCTGCCAATGGCGGTGAGGATTGGTATTGCATTAAGGAAGTTATATACGACATGGACGGCAAGCCCGAAAGCTTTGGCGACCCATGCTTGGGGTCAGAGGACATGGAGTCCTTTGGCGATGTGTGGCACATGATGCAGGCGGCGGTCAAGTTGCCCCCTCTGCAAGAAGAAGATTTCACAGGAGACTATCCATGGGATACCGTTCAAACATCGCCTACATAATACTGTTCCCTAGAGAGAAAGAGTACCTTGCGTTCCTCACCGAAGCGGGCACTCTGTCTAAACAACCTATAAACAATGAAGACTTCACGACTATCAATGGTAACGGGATGTGGGGCGATATGAGTTCAGCCCTTGCTGAAACGAAACATAGCGCAAAGGCATATCAGCAGGACTACCTGACACAAGCCGGCAAACGAAGACAATTCCCTGCCATTGTGTTTAACGCTAAAGATGTGAAGTGGTACGACTCATACCCTGACGTGCATTCGCATGAGTCATTGATGTTCTTGGCACAACTGTGGGTCAACGGTGGCGAGTTCTCTTACGACATTGGTGTAGGTCAAGATGTTCTTATGACAAAGTGTGCCTTGTACAAAATCAGAATCGGCGAAGACAGAGGCGACGAAGAGCTGATTGATGTGGGCAGGCACGTTGCCCTGTACAACCGACCCATGTGGGTGGAGAGGCGAATCGAATTCCACGGTTCTATCGAACACTTCATAGACAAGGAGGATGTATAAAAAAGTCAACCAAACAACTTGCATTATATGTATAGTTATGCTATAATACAAACAAGTCGGGAAGTAATTGCAAAAGGTGGTTACTTACTGATTCACGGTAGGCTGACATTTTGAATGTCATGCATTACTGAAATTTCAACCAACTGGAGAATGCAATGGGAAAGATGAAACAACTTTCAATTCTGATAGACGAGGCAATGGCGGCGGGTGCGTTGCCTGACCCTACTGTCAAACAACCAACTGTCTACGTCGTTATGTGCGACGAGAAACCTGTCGGCGTGTACGTAGACAGACAGACTGCTGACTACGAGATGCACCTGTGCATACAAGGCGACTACATCGAGATGGGGGTCGTATCAAAGTATGAGCTTCTCGAATTGCCTCTGACCACTCATCGTCTGTAACATTTCACGGAGAAGTGAATGACTAATCGAATGAAGCCATTGTGCGTCCGATGCGGCGACACATACTCAGCCAAGCGTTCAAAAGCTGGCTATCAGTTATGTTTGTCTTGCGGAGAAGATGCCGCACAAACACAGCGCAAGTCGTGGTGCATTATGACGCCACACAAGCAGGGGGCGATGTTCTTCACGGTTGACTCAGCCAAGGAACTCGCCAAAGGTATCAACAGCAAGTACACACCAGTATAGGAAACATCATGAACTTTGAACTTGAGAAGCCCAAGCACCTCATCAGCTTGGCTTCATCCGCTGTTATTGTTACAGTTGAGGTGAACGTATGGACTGCGACCAAGCAGGATAAAGCCATCTCTAACGAGGTGACGACTGCCAAGCGAGCAAGCGCAGACGCAG